CACCGGCTGGTACGGCTGCTGTTCCGTCGATCTCATTTCAAAGCGACCCAGATACAGGGTTTTATGTTCTTGCGGCGAACCAGCTAGGAGTCACGGTTGCTGGTGCCCGCGTGGCCCGTATTACTTCGTCTGGGGTTCTACCGGCAGATGCCAGCGCAGCGGACCTCGGCTCTACGTCCCTGCCGTGGAGAAGGCTTCTCGTGTCCACAAGTATCCGTGGACTTCTCACGACGAACGGGCCAGCCGGTGTTGCCACACTCGCCGCCGGTGCTGCTACTACCACGATCAATAACAACAACGTCACTGCAAGTTCGCTGATTTATCTATTCCCAACAAGTGCCAATGCGGCTGCGGATGTTGGGTCTGCCGGGGGCGTTTACATATCCGCCTTGGTTGCCTCCACATCTTTCACGATCACGCACCCTAACAACGCAAATGCTGACAAGACGTTCAACTACTTAATCGTGAACTGATGGATTTCAAACCGCACATAGAAAAGGATGGACAGGCTTACTTCGATGAGCCGGTTCGCGTGTATCCGAAGGCCAGAGGCGCTATTGATCTGTCCGTAGAGGCGGCATTTAAGCCAAGAAGGCCGAGAGAGCCGATCACGGTACGCCACGACAGGGTGCGGCTTCGCTGGATGAAGCCGGACGGGAAGGGCGGGTTAACGCCGCGATGAACAACACGACGAGGCGGCTGCAGAAATTTATCAACCAAGGAGACTTACATGACTGAACAGGCTAGCACCGAAGCCGCGAAACCGGCTGACGAAACGACGAATCCAGTATCAGCGGCGGAAGGAACAGCCGCTACCGCAGAGACGACTACTGAAACACAGGTAGCTGCGACTGCCGCAGAAGTCGCCGCCGCCAAGACCTACACGCAGGATGACTTAGATCGCATTACAGCGAAGGTAAAGAAAAACGCCTCCTACCGCGCCCGCAAGGAGGCCGAGGCGTACTTCAAGGGGCTGCAGCAGGGGACTCAAGTTGGTAGACCGCAGGAAGCCGCTGCCAAGCCAGAGGAATCCAAGGAGCCACAGCGCGACCAGTTCGACTCCTACGAAGGATATCTAGAGGCCCGCGCCGACTATCGCGCAGAGCGCCGCGTCGAAGCCGCACTCGCCAAGCAGCGCGAAACCGAGACGCAGCGCAGCGCCAAGACCGAGCAGGAAAAAGCGCAGGAGCGGTTCATGTCGGACGTAGCCGCTCTCGCAAAGGAGATCCCTGATGCCCAGGATATACTCGAAACCTCAGAGTCCCCATTGACAAATTCCATGCGGGATGCTATTCACGCATCCGACGCACCGGCCAGGATCGCCGTCCATCTGGCGCAGAATCCTGAAGAAGCCCAGCGCATCGCCGCGCTCCCAAGCGCAAAACAAGCGGTGGAGATTGGCAAGCTCGACGCCCGATTCGCTACAAGCACTACAAAGCCGAACGGTGCAGGCGCTACCTCCGCAGCCGCAGGACAAGCAGGAACCATAGCCTCCGCAGCATTAGCAGCCGCGCGTGCGCCTTCAAAGGCCCCAGCGCCCATCAATCCAGTCGGCGGTAAGGTCGCATCGGCAGACGATATGCCGGATGCCAAGGCAAACCCAGACAAATGGATGGAATGGCGCAACCGCCAGCTACGGGCACGGATGAATGTGGGGAATAGCAAGTAACTACGTATACCCCTCAACTCAATAAGGAACTTTCAGCATGTCAAATGAGCTTCTCACCATCGACATGGTGACACTTGAGGCGCTGCGCGTGCTGCACGGGAACCTCGCCTTCATCAAGAACGTCAATCGCGACTACGATTCAGAGTTTGCGAAAGACGGCGCGAAGATCGGCGATACCCTGCGCATTCGCAAACCTCCGAAGTACACGGTACGCACTGGCCGCGTCATGGCAGCGCAGAACTCAACGGAGACGCACGTCGCGCTTCCGGTGACGACCCAGAAGGGGGTCGATCTTGACTTCACTTCTGCGGAATTCACCTTGGGGATCGACAACTTCTCACGTCGCTTCCTGAAGCCGTCCATGACCGTTCTTGCGTCCAACATCGACTACGATGCACTGTCGATGACGCTGGAAGTTGCAAACTCTGTCGGAACGCCAGGCACGACGCCTTCGACGTATCAGGTCTGGGGCGATGCCAATGCGAAGCTTGATGACAATCTGGCTCCGCGCGACGGCGAACGTACCGCTATCCTGAACCCTGCGGCGATGACCCGCACGGTGGACGGCCTCAAAGGTCTGTTCCAGGCTGGCGATGCGATTGCCGACCAGTACCGCAGCGGCGTGATGACGCGAGCGATTGACCTGAAATGGGCAATCGACCAGAACGTGCGCAACCTGACGACCGGCACCCACTCGGGCACGGTCAGCGTTACCGGCACCACGGCCACTGGCGCGACTACCATCGCACTGGACTGGACTGGTGGCGTTGCGACCGACACGGTTACGGAAGGCGAAGTATTCACCATCGCTGACGTGTATGCCGTGAACGACGAGACGAAGCAATCCCTGACGACCCTGAAGCAATTTGTTGTCACGGAGGCGACGACCGGCGTAAGTTCGCAATGGCTGACGCTGCCGATCTCGCCGACGATCTACGGACCAACGTCAGCGGGGCTTCAGAACGTCAGTGCTTTGCCCGCCAACAATGCGGCGGTCACGTTCTACGGCACTACGTCCGCGACGGTCTATCCGCAAAACCTGATCTTCCACCGGGATGCGTTCACTTTCGCTACCGCCGACCTGAAGCTGCCGCGCAATCAACAGATGGCTGCGCGCAAAGTGCAGGACGGTATCTCGATGCGGATCTGGGAGGGTACTGACATTCGGAACGACGAATGGCCGGTGCGCTCGGACGTGCTGTACGGCTACGTTTCCACCTACCCGGAGCTTGCTTGCCGGGTGTGGGGCTAACCGGGTAACCAAGGAGAACGACATGGCATATCCAGAAACTAACCCGACGTACTACTACCTCGATGGCCTCAACGCTGACGGCACGCTCCTCGGAAAAACGAGCGCGGTGCTTCTCAGCTTCTGGGGTGCAACGCCATCGGCGCAGGTAGCGTTTTCGGCTGCGTCCGTATCCGGCGCGACATCGAGCTACACGTCCGCGACCGGAGCCGAGATCGTCGCCCTGCTCAATGAAATCCGGGCGGCGATGGTTTCGATGGGCCTGAAAGGAGATTAATCGCGGTTGAACTAGGAGCGCGGCGAGTGAATAACTCTCATAAATGCCGTATCTCGGTCCTGATCCCATCACGGGGTCGGGTACGGCAACTCGCCTCGTCTCTGACCGCTTTGCGGTTGTGCGAGTCAGGGGACAACGAAGTGCGTTATTGCGTGGCCTGCGATGACGATGATGAGCCCACCAAGGAGTTCCTGCGCGATGCTCGCATGGAGATGGGGATTAGTGTGCGCGTCGGACCGCGCCCCGATAATCTCGGAAGCGTAGCTAACGACTTGGCGCTGCACTGGCCCGCAGATGTCTACCAGGTATTCGGAGACGATCTACTGTGCATCACCTACGGCTGGGACAAGAACCTTGCCGAAGCCGTGCGCAAAACGCCGCACGGGGTTTTCTGGATGAAAAGCGCGAGGACCGATGAAAGCCTCGTCCCTGCGGTCACGGAGAAGTGGCGTGCCGCTGCGGGCGGTATTTTCACCGAGCACTTTCCTTTCTGGTACGACGACCTTTGGCTGATAGAGCTTTGGGTCATGGCGACCGATGCCGATCCGATCTACCTAGAAAATACGGTGGTCGATAAGCCTACCGCCACGCACCGCATGCGCGATCTTGCTTTCTGGTCGCGGTTTTTCATTCACATGCGGCAGGCGCGGGTAGAGCACGGGCGCGAGATCGCGCGCAACCTCGGATTACATACTCCTGTCATCGGGCAGGAATTCGCCAACCGGATGAACAAGTACGGGCCGCTAAGTGCTGAGTTTGCCGCCAAGGTGGAATTGGGCAACAAGGCCGAGACTACTCCGCCGAGCGGTGCTTACCTGCGCATTAAGGCGCGCGCAGAGAACCTAATGAGGAAAGCCGCCTGATGAACATCGCAGTCATCATCCCAAGCCGAGGCAGGCCGCTGTCGCTGAAAGCGGTGCTGGTCGCGCTGCATTCTCTGGCGAGCGGTGAGAACCCGATTAGCTACGTGATCTTGGCGGACGCCGACGACCCGGATACCGCATGGTACATCGAGGACGTGCGCGAGATGTTGGAGGGCACGCCGGATGCTCCCACGGGCAATACTCTTACGATCATTCAGGACGAGAATCGTCTTATCAATATTCGAGAAAACGAGGTCGCAGCTACGTTGCGGGCAGATGCTTACATGCCGTGGGCGGACGACCTTTTCCCACTGGCGCAGAATTGGGATTCCGTCATCCGCTACGCCATCGAGGAGGCGAATGTACCTGCGTTCTCGTGGCAGGAGGCGAGCGATCCGACGAACCACACGGCCATCGTCATAAGCCGGGTATGGTACGGCGCGACCGGGAGGCTATTTCCTGAATACTTTCCGTTCTGGTTTGCAGATACGTGGATGAAAGAGGTATTTCACTTCGCCTTCGGCGCTCAGATGCCGATTATCGAGCAGCTAGGCTTTGGCGGTAAGCGCGGCGTGACCGGCAACATGCACGATCTAGCGTTCTGGTTCCGAGTGTTCGCCGAGACGCGGGACGAGCGTATCGAGGACGCGCGCAAGGTCTGCAAGGCGATGGGCATTTCGATGCCGGATCATGCCGAGGCCGAGGCGCTATTCGAGCGCGGCGACATGCTGCAACTGCGTGCTGTGCCGCGCTATGAGATAGCGTTTGGCGCAGGATCGAAGCCGCAGACCGAGTTCTACCTGGAGGCGAAGGCACGTGCTGAAAACCTTTTCCCGCAACTGATGGAAACAGCGGAGGCTGCGTAGTGAGCGTATTTATCGGCATCCCATCTTACGACGGTAAGCTGCACTGGACGACCGCGCAGGGACTTGTTGGCGTAGCGCACATCTGCGCCAAGAGCAGCATCGGAATCGCCGTGGACATCATCCCGCACGATGCGTTCATCGGTAAGGCGCGGAACATGATCGTCAATCGGTTTATGGATTCCGGCATGAGCGACCTTGTTTTCGTGGACGCCGACATCGGATTCGAGCCGCAGGGCATCGTTGATCTGTGCAAGGCAGCCCCGGATATCGTGATGGGGCTTTACATGATGAAGTCCCCTCAGCCGCGCTACCCAGCGCTGATGGTCGAGCCTTTGGTCAGGCACCCATCGGATATGCGGCTTATCAAGCTGCAATACGGACCTTCCGGCTTCATGCGTATCCGCCGCAGCGCGATTGAGAAGATGATCGCGCGATGGCCCGAGGAATACTACATCGACGGTGCTGCGGGGAAGGTCTATGACCTGTTTCCGCATGGGCGCTACGACTACCATTTCACGGGAGAAGACATCAAGTTTTGCGAGCGCGCCATCAACTGCGGCTTGGATATCTGGGCGATGCAGGGGATACAGTTGCGCCACTTCGGGGAAAGATCGTGGGATTCAAATTGGGCCATTGATGCGATCCGCCAGGGAGCACAAATGAGCGGGTCTGCCGGATATAACGAGCCAGAGGAACCTCAAATCTACGATAGGAAAGTCGCATGAGAACGTGGCTCTACAGCAAGGAATTCCCGCTTGGAAAGATTTTCGACACCACGGGTGAGACTGCGCCCAAGCCGCCAGAGCGCGGATGGATAGAGGATCGTGGGTTACTCAACCTGACCACCGACCAGATCGTAGAGGCCGCTGTGCGCGCTGAACTGGCGCGGCAAGGGCCTGACCGCGACCGTTTGGATGATGAGCATCGCAAGAAGTTCGGCGAAGACCCGCATGGGCTAGCCACGAACGCAGAGGTAGAAAACGTAATGTCCAACCGCACGCCGGACGGCAAAGGTACGATCACGCCGCCGAAGCGTGCCAAATTCGAGCGTAACTTCTGATGGCGACCGCCCTGCAAATAATTACCCGCTCGATGCGCTTGGCGCAGGTAGCTACCAAGGGCGAGGCGTTGGATGCTGACGAAGCGCAGGATGGACTTACAGCGCTCAATGCCATGCTCGATAGCTGGCAGGTAGACCGCCTATTCGTCTACCAGATCCAAGAGGAGGAATTCACCTGGGCCGTAAACCAGCAATCGCAGACTGTAGGCGCTGCCGGGGATTTCGTCACCACGCTCCCGGCACGCATTGCCGATGACTGCGTGTTTCGAGTGAACAACATCGATTATCCGGTGCAGCTTATCAACGTCGATGCATGGTCTGGTATCGCGGACAAGACAACTTCCAACAGTTTCCCATGGTTCCTGTACCCGGAGTATGGCGCTGCGCTAGTGACGCTGTATGCCTACCCGATCCCGAATGCATCGCTGACGTTCCTGCTGAAGTCCTATAAGCAACTTCAGTCATTTCCGACACTGACAACGGAGTTGGCGTTGCCAGCCGGATACGAGCGCGCGATCACGTACTCGTTTGCCGAGGAATTCGGCCCTGAGTTCGGTGTGGATATCCCCATGACGGTGATGCGTATCGCTGCCGCCGCGCGGCGCATTATCAGGCGGCAAAACTCTGTGACGCCGGTCATGGCGAGCGAGGCCGGATATCTCAACCGCAGAAATAGCGCGAACGTCTACGCGGATATTCCGTGATGCCAATGGCCCAACAAACGTCACGCACCAGAATAGTACCAATGTTCGGGCTTGGCATTCGCTCGACCGCTCCGGTTGTGACCGCACAGCGCAGACTAAACTGTTTCTACGAATTGACGCCTGATGGGGATAAGGTGCGGGCGGCGATCTACGGCACGCCGGGCCTGACGCTATTCACTGGCGACCTTGGGGATACTGCTATACGCGGCTGGATCGCCATAGGCGACTACGTGTACCTCGTGCATCGAGGGTCTATGTGGCGATTGAATAACGCGATGGTGCTGACTGCGCTTGGTACTCTGAACACGACCACGGGCTATGTGGACATGGCCTATGATGGCGCGGTTATCCTGATCGTGGACGGCACGAACGGCTATACCTACACCGTCGCCAGCAGCACGTTCGCTCAGATTACTGACGGTGACTTTCCCAACGGCGCTAATACCTGCGACTGGATAGACGGTCAATTCATCGTGGACGATGGCAACGACAGCGATTCGTTCTACATCTCCGCGAATGGCACGGCCTGGGATGCGTTGGACTTCGCTACCGCAGAATCGCAGCCGGATGGCATTATTCGCGTCTTCGCAGACCACGGGGAACTACTGCTATTTGGCGAGCAGACCATCGAGCCATGGGGGAATATCGGGGCGTCCGACTTTCCGTTTGCGCCCGTCAAGGGCGGCATCGCGGAGATGGGGTTGGCCGCACGCTGGAGCCTGTGCAAGTTCAATGATGGCCTCGCCTTCCTCGGGCAGAACGTGCAGGGGCAGGCGCAGGTTTACTACCTGCGCGGGTATACGCCTGTGCCGATCAGTTCTACACAACTCGATGCCGTTATCGCTGGCTATAACGGACTTGAATCCGCTACCGGATTTGCCTTCATGGATCGCGGGCACCCGATGTACCAGATCAATTTCCCCGGCCCCGAGAAGTCATGGCGGTTCGACGCGAGGACTAACGACTGGTTCGAGGTCGCCTACGGCGCGGACGAGGACAGGCACCGAGCTAACCTGCAGATAGACTACCTCGGGCGCACGCTGGTAGCGGACTACGATAACGGCAACATCTACATTGTTGACCCGAACGTTTACACAGACGGTGGAGAGGTCATAGCGCGCGAACTGCGCGGACGGCACATCTTTAACACGAGCGACCGGCTGGTGGTGAACGAGCTATATCTGGACTTTGAAACCGGCGTTGGGCTGATCGACGGCCAGGGCGAAGACCCGCAGATCATGCTGCAGATCAGCAAGGATAACGGGCACACGTGGGGCAATGAGTTGTGGACAACCATCGGCAAGATCGGTGTGTACCTAACGCGCGCGCACTGGCGGCGCTTGGGCGTGGCCTTCGACTACGTGTTTCTTGTGCGCATGACTGACCCCGTTAAGTTCGCCCTGACCTTCGCGGCGTTGCGAGCTAGGAGCGTGAATTGAGCCAACAGGCACAACTCGCGCGGCTGCTCGAATCGCCAACCTTGACAGACAAAGTGCTTACGGCAGAGCGCATGATGCGCGATATGCCGCAGGTTGAACTGAAGACCACGCACTACTTTGCCGATGGGATCTACGCGCGAGAGGTATTCAGGCCAGCGGGCACGGTGATTGTAGGAAAAGTGCATCGGAAAGAGCATTTGTATATCGTCACGCAGGGTCGCGTGCGCGTCGTCATGGATGACGATATGAAGGAATACGCTGCGCCCGCTGTGATCGTTTCCAAGCCAGGTACGAAGCGCGCAGTTTACGCAATTGAGGATTCCGTCTGCATGACTGTACATCGCAGCAAGAAACGCAATCTTGACAAGCTGGAGCGTGAATTGGTCGAGGAGGATAAACTCGCGCTTTTCGACTCTGGCAATAACATCAAGCCACTGCGCTTGAAAGGAGCGTAGCCGTGT